ATCAGCTTCACGATCCGGTCAACCTGCTTGTGGTACTCGGACGCCTTCGAGAACATCATCTCAACCCTGTCGAGATTTCCATAGGAGTGACGCACGCCCCAATGGACATGGCTCTTGTGGGTGTGTCCCCCGAAAGGGATGTTCACGTAGACCTCCACGGAGTGCGATCCCCAGAAGGAAACCACCATCCTGCACCAGCCGACTGACTCATGCTTGATCCTGCACATGGCCCATGCGGTGCGCTGACCCTCCTTGTGGGTCCAGCCTTCGCGATTCGCACGGAGCGGGTTCCGGTGCCCGGGGACGACATGGCCGATGACGCCATTCACCCGCCGCGATATGCGGCGGATATGCTGCAACCACTCCTCAATGGAGATTTCCGTCTGTGATTCGTCGTTGCTCATGACTGTGCCGACGCATCCCTGCGCGCCGGTCCCTTGCGGAGCTTGGCCCAGTCCGCCTCGGCAGCCATCTGAACCAGCTTGTCGGTGCTCGAGAGCCTGTAGGCGAGGTGAACGAGGGGCAGGATGTCCTCCACCTCCGCGTGGGCCTGATTCAGCTCGGCGATGTCGCGCATCATGTTCTCGGGAGATCCGACCTTGTAGCAGCGGACGCCGTAGCGAACCTCGCGCAGTTGCTCAAGCGATGGCAGCTTATTGGTCGGATACCTCCAGAATGCGGTGAACTGGAGTCCTGCGCCGGATCCCTTGCGGACCAGCATGATGCGCATGGTCGGCGTTGATCTGTATGGGAGGGAAACGCTGAACGATGGATTCCACCCTCCCGGAAAATGCTTGAGGGCGGTCTTCATCCTGCCGCGGGCGGCTGCGGCCTGCCGGCGAACCTGGTCGAGCTCGTCACTCATTCACGCCTCCCGCCCTGTCGAAGAGCTTGAAGATGAGGCTGACCGTCGAGATGGTGGCCATGATCGCGGCCGTCCACGGCAGGCCGATGCGATTGTGAACCGCGACGATGATCCACACGGACAGCATGGAGAGCAGGAAGGCGACGACCCAGGCGACGATGAGCAGGCTGAACATGATGGGGCGCATGGTGGCTCCTAGCGTTCGGAGGTGCGGACGGTCGGCTTGTTGGTTTCCTGACCAGGGACGCGGCTGATGATTCCGAAAGCCTCGTTCATCACGCGCAGGACTTCGACCGCGCGACGGAGGTCCGCCTCCATCATCTCGCGGATGCGGCGGTCGGTGTCTGATTCTGTCTGTTGCTGCTGTTCCATGACTGTGCTCTCTTCCGTTCTGCGCGCCGGTCAGGTGATGGGGCAGAGGTTCTTCTCGAAGCCGGCGAACCTTCCGGTGATCTCGTCGCCGGCGCAGAAGTTGAGCTGCGCGCGGTCGAGGCGGGCGATGTCTCCGTCACGGACGATGGGCTGGATCGTCGTGATGACGCAGGGCCTGAAGTCGATGTTGAGGTGGAGGCTCGTCACGACGGCCTCCATGCGGTCGGGACTCTCCGACGGACGGCAGGTGGGCTTCTGGTCCTTGCCGAACTGGACGAGCCATGCCTCTGCGATGGTGATGACGGCATCGTAGGAAGTCTCGTCGGTCTTGCGGAGCATCTCCGCAGCCAGGGCATCCTTGTCGCTGTCGCATCCGATCTGCGCCATGCCGACCTCGGCTCCACCGGAGATGGTGTCGCGCAGCATCACGCAGATCATGCCGGCGAGTCCGCCGTCGGCGACGATGACATGCCTGTTGGTGTCGAGGTACATGGAGAGGATGTTCAGGGTGTTCTGCACCCTCTCCATGCCGGCGGGAGAGAGGCGCTTGTCGGCGAGGAAGTCGTTGAACCTGTCCTGGAAGCCGTTGATGTCGGTGATGGGGGTCTTGTTGTCCATGATCTTGTGTCTCACTTTCCTGCGCGCCGGTGTGTGGTCAGGCGGGATTCCAGGGGACTCTCGTGATCGAGAGGAAGCCAGTCCGTCGGATGGACACCTCGGGAGCGTCCGTGGACGGCTCCGAGCCGAGGACCGCAGACACGAACTCTCCCCCGTCGCCGCGGATCCACATGGGCATCATCACGGCTCCTGCCGGCATCCGGATTCGGTGCGCTGGATCGAGGAACGGAGAAACAGCGTCCACCTCCACATGGGCAAGGGCGAAGTCGTATCCACGGCGACGCATCTCCGATGCTCGGTGGGCGAATGTCATCCCTGCACCTCCTCGACTGCATCTTCGGTGCGCTCGACCTCGCGGGAGAGAGCCTTCGCGCCGCGTTGCATCCACGGTTCCATCTGCATGGTGCGGAACCACTGGGAGGGCGTGGGGATGAAGCCCATGTCCTCCTGCACGTGCTGCTCCGCAATCGTGCGGACGGGAACCTCGCGCCCATCCGACTTGCGGACGAGAACGGTTCCGAACACCTGCTCGCACATGAAGATTCCGAACGACGAGTGGAGGATCGCACGGTGGCGGACATCGGGGATGTGCGCCTTCGTCTGGTCGAACCAGTCGTGAATCGCCTGGTAGTCGGACGGGATGCCGCCGAAACGCTTTGCGGAACTCTTGGCGTGGAAGAAGGGGTGGCTCATGTGGATGTCACTCCTCGTCCTGCGCGCCGGTGTCGCCGCCGTCCCCTTCCGCCTCCGCCTTCAGCTTGGCCTTCTCCTCCGCCTGCTCCTTCGTGATGTAGTCGCCCTCCTCCTCGTCGTAGACGCAGTTGCAACTGCTCTGAACCTCACCGCAGCGGTCGCAGTCGTACTCCTCGAACTCGCCCTCCTCGATCCCCGCGCTGAATCCGGGCATGAGGCGCACCACGAAATCGTTGGTCCAGTAGCCCGTGCCATCGCCTGCGCCGCTGTCGGTGCAGAAGTTGAAGAAGAAGTCGCTGCTGATGTTGTATTGGGCGCAGATCGCGTCCATCTCTTCAGGATCGAGCAGCGATTCCGCCGCCTCGATGTCCTCGGGGGGCAGAGGCTCGCTGTCCTCCGTGATGCCGTACATGGTGGTGTCCGAGAGGTCGCACTCGTCGCTGCCGCCGGTGTAGGTGTTGCGGCTCTGCGTGATGCCGTGCGCCATGAGCGCAATCGCCGCGAACACATTGCTGCGGACATCCTCATCCTCGCGGGGAATCTCGTCCTGATCGCGGAGCTTCACGAGCGCGACTGCGGCATCCATGTCTCCGACCGACTTCCTGACGGACTCGGGGATGAACTGCGCCAGGTCGGGGTTGAGGGAGATCATCTCGACCGCAAGGGTCGTTGGGTCAGCACCCTCGGAGATCGGGTCGGTCGGCTCGGGGAGGTTGTTGTGGCGGCGGTTCCAGCTGTAGCGGCTGTTCACCACGGAGGCGATGCCGTTCACCACGGAGGCGATGTTCTCTGCGCCCGCCTCTGAACGGAAGTAGGCGTCCCATCCTGCCCAGTGGGGGATGCGGGAGGGCTTCTTCGACTTCTTCTGCTTCTTGGTGGTTGACTTGCTCATGTCCATGTCCTCTCGTTTTCTGCGCGCCGGTGCGCCGTCAGAGGCTGCCCAGCATCTTCATGGTCTTGACCGTCGCCCGCGAACGGAGGTTGGCAGGCGCAAAGTTCTCCGCGCCCATGTGCCGCCCCATCGCCAGGATGGTACCGGCGAGTTCCAGCCACTCACCTCCGCCCTTGCCGACGATGGCCTTGGGATAGGCGATGCACTTGACATCGCCCCACCTCTTGTCGGGATAGAAGCTGTCCCCCGACCAGTCCGACTTGCTGGTGTAGAACACTACGGAACCCGAGCGTGTCTTGACCGACAGCGCACCGCCTCCGGGCATGAAGCAGACTGCATCGCTGTCGGGGAGCGGCCATGCCACGCCGCCGCGGAGGGCGTTGTAGCTCTTGCCGACCAGCGGGGTCACGACCTGTCCATCCGTGGTGATCGCATGGACGCCGCTGTGGAACGAGGCGATGTCGGTGAACCGCCACCCCTCATCGGCCCACGGGGCAGGGTCGGTCGCCGACTCTCCGTTCTCCGCAGGCATCGACCTGATCTGCCCGTCGTGCATGAGCATATGGATGTTGTGCTGCTCGATTTCCGAGCTGTCGCCCGGAGATGCCACCAACTTCTTGATGGATGAAAGGTCGAGCTCCGCCTTCATCCTCCAGGCGACTTCGGTGTGCGAATAATGACGACCACCTCGGTACCGTCCGCCGGTGGTCGCCCACCGCCACAGCCGTCCGTCGGGAGAAACGACCCACGAAGAACCCAGAACCGTGTAGCCGTGGTTCGTCATCCAGTCGTCCTGGCTGCCGCATCCTAGGTGGCTGCCGTCGGAAAGGATCACGGACGGGCTGTGGCGGCTTGAGTCGTCCTCGAGTCCAACGACGGTCAGGCCCAGCATGTCGGGTGGCATGCGGATGGGATCCCCGTACTCGCTGTCCTGCAACAGCGTGCCGTCGTCGAGGACGGCAATGACGGCGCTGCCATGTCGTGCCATCTTGACGACTGACTTGCCCTGGGATTTGTCGAAGATGATTAGGCTCATGCCCATGCCCTCCATGTTCTGCGCGCCGGTCTTATGGTCGGTCGGTTCCGTGGTCTCCGGGGAGGAGTCCGTCGTAGATGTCGCTTCCGCCAGGATCGCCGTTGCCGTAGACGGCGCAGCAGGTTTCCCATGCCGTGCGCTTCGAGCGCCAGTCATGCGGATTGACCTGCTCGGTGATGCGTGCGATGACCCGTACGGCCATCTCCCGTATCTCGCCTTCCTGTTCGCCGAGCATCCCCGACATCTTGCCGGCGACGAGAGCCGCTGCATGGGCGACCTTCGGGTCGCCGTTGAGGAGGCCGCGGCTGATCCAGTTTACGAGCGCCGGTCGCATCTCGTCAAGCCATTCTTGTGCTGATTCGCTCATTGGGGTGTCTTGGAAACGGAGGTACTGCTTCTTGTCAGCCATACTGCGCGGCCTTCCACTTCTTCTGCATCTTGGACTTGCTGATGTTGCCGTCCGGATCCGGGAGGATCACGCGGAGCACGGAACGACCGCACTCCACGGCATTGATAAACGTGACCTTCATGCCCCCGCCGAGGATGTTGGAGGCGACAACGCCTTCGCCGAACCTGTCTCCCGCCTTCACGCGGTCGTACAGGTTGTGGAAGATGCCGTTGGCGATCTCGGGGTCGAGGGAAATCGTGATCTGGAAATCGGGGTGACCGACGGACTCCGTCACCCCGTGGGTGTGGAGGTTTACTCCGCTCGGCGAGTTGTCGTGGTCGTCGTCGAAGACGAAGTGGGTGTAGAACCCGTACTTCGTCATGCAGTCGGCCGCCCAGGCATCATGGGCATCGAGGGCTTCTTCGGATGTGCAGGGTGTCTTGCTGGTCATGTCGATGTCATCTCCTCCTCTGCGCGCCGGTATGCGAGATAGGACATCGCACCGGACAGGTTCTTCATCATCAACTTCTTGACATTCGTGCCAAAGTCGTGGGCATCCATGCCGTTCTCACGCAGCCGCCTGCACAGGGACTTCAGGGATACGACTCCTGCGGCTCCTGCGATGCGGTGTGTCTGGCCATCCATTCGGAAGGCGATGCCAAGCGGATGGAAGTCGAAGTCCGGAGGAACGGTGCTCGGCATCTCCGAGGCTCGGCATCCGAACACCTGCACCGATTCGCGACCATGCTTGCGCTCGGTCAATCCCCTGATGGAGACTGCGACATTGGCGGGGGTTCCCCAGGCAAGAGCCAATGACCCATTGCTTCCGGAGAACAGTATGCCGTTCTTCTGCATGGACATGCGGAATGCATCTGCAAGTTGCGGCGGGAGGCCTGCTGTCGCCCCATCGTTGCCGACGGAGAAAGCAACAAGCGGGATGTCTGGCATCCCGCCTGCATGCTTGCCTGCCTGCTCCTGAACTGGAACAGGATAGATCATCGTTGCCCCCTTCAGGCGATGTTTGCGCCCTGACCCTTGTAGGCAGAGCGGTAGCGCGCGCCGGCGGCGCTGATACCGTTCCACTCGAGCACGGGCGGATTGCCGTCCCACCCCTGCGTCATGGCGATACGCATGTTCCCGTTCGGCATCTCGACGCCGGCGTTGTTGGCGATCTCGCTCATGGTGCGCCACTCGGATTCCGATGCGCCCTGGAGCAGCTCGGCGATGCGCTCGCCGACGGGCGGGAGCTTGCGGCGGACGCGCTTCGCCTTCTTCTTGACGGGGATGGGCTTCTTCGCCTTCGGCTGCTTCTTGCGCTTGGTCGGCGCGACAGGGGCAGTGCCGGTGCCGGCGAGCTTGATGAGGTCGCTGATGGTCATGTTCATCAGCCTCCTCGCGAGCTCCGTCTGGAGCATGTCGACCGGAATGATGGAGGCGAGGTTGTTGGGGACGGTTGCAGTCTTGGCAGTCATTGAAGTCTCCTGTATCTGTGCTGGGTAGATCCTGCGCGCCGGTGTCAGTGGAAGGACGTCTCGACCTTCCAGGCGAAGATGTCGAACTTTACCTGGATGACGGAATTGTACTTCGACCTTGCGAACGGCTCAAGCAAGCCGATGTGCCTTATCTTGAGCTTCAATGCCTGCTCAAGTTGGAAGATGGCGGTTGGCTGGGGTTTGCCACGCCTCTCCATCGCGATGGATTCGTGCGCCACCACCCACGCCTTCTCGCAACCCTCCCACAGCGACCACTCACCGCTGCCTGGACCGATCTGCCTCAAGTCAAAGTCCTTGTGGAACTTGTCGTAGCATGCCTCGAATCCGAACGAGGCGATCCCTCGGGATGCGATGAATGCAATCGGACACATGTTATGGAGAGCACAGACCACGGCGTCGTGGTCGAATCCATCCGCACCGAGGTCGATCAGTGCTCGAGACTCCCTGCTCACGGACTTCGATGCGGCTTTCACGACGCTCTTCGGCATGGCCCTGATGATGTGCTCAAGGTACGGACTCGGGACTGACTCGAACACCAGCTCGGCCGCCTCGAGGACGGAACCGGCGCGCAGGAGTTCGTCCTTGATGCCGAACGGCGCAGCCATCTGCGCCAGGTTGTCGATCATCATGGCCGAAGCCCCGTCCATGAAGGTCAGGTCTGCCTCTGCAAGTTCAATGTGCATTTGCGTTCGAGCTCCTGTCCATCAGGGGCATGACGAGGGCGATGAACCTGTTCAGGTGGTCCGTTGAGCGGGAGGACAACTCGAAGCGGTGGTTCTCCCTGGTTGCTCCCCCGACATTCGTGACCGCGAGGGTGGTGCTCATCCTGTCGGTCGGGAGATGCCACGAGAGCTGGTAGCTGCGCTTCCACTCGCTCGAGATGTAGGGGATGGTTTCCGTGGAGAGCGATATCAGGTCGGTGAAGCCTTCGCCGATGTGACTCCGCATCAGATGCTCGAGCCTGCGCCGTGCATCGCCTGCCCCGCGTTCGGGCAGTCCATCGCCATGCAGCAGGCGCACCCCCATGTTTCGACAGGCCTCACTACCCATCGGCAGGCACATGACAGCCTCGGCAGGGTACATCTCCAGTGCCACGACCCCCTGCGTGAGCAGGCACCAGCGCACCGCCGGCAGGAGGGGAGGGTACTCCATTCCCCTGAACGGTCGGGGAGGAACTCCCCCGATCAGGCCGAGGGAGACAACCTCTCGACCCGAAGCACTGGTCGGCCACAGTTCCGCAAGTCGGGGCCAGGCAGTCACCATGCTGGCGGCTGCATCTTCCACCGATCCTGCCTGCTCGCATCCCAGGCTGCGGAGCAGACCGGCGCGCAGGCACTCTGCTTCCAGCACCTCCTCGAAGGCGGTCATGCCTCGACCCCAATCTGAACATGATCTCCCCACGGCGGAGCGACATGGGTGGTCATAACCCAGATGGTGTCGATGCCAGGATCAGCCCCGAACTCGCCGTACCCATCGGTGAGGTAGACAACGACATCGACGGGGATGCGCTCGGCCGTGAGGTGGTCGAACACGGGGCGGAAGTCGGTTCCGCCTCCGCCCGTCGGCATCGGGAGGTCGCTGTACGGATCGACCCATTCGCCGCTGTGGACATCCGCATCGCAAGACATGACATAGACGGGGCAACCGAACTGCTTGCGAATCGCGTCGATCTCCGCATGGGCCTGCGCCACCTCCGCCTGACCCATCGACCCCGAGGTGTCGATGGCGAAGGCGATCTTCGGTGCGTCGAAGCCGACGAGCGAGGGGAAGTAGACACCCTGATGGACGAGTCGGCGGTTCGGCGGCGAGAAGGTGTATTGGTCGCGGTGGACGCGCGACACGCCATGACGGAGGCGTTGGCGCAACTGCTCCGTCCAATCGACCTTGCTCTTGAGGAAGTCTCCGACCTCGCGCTCGATGGAGTCGGGGAGCCGTCCCATCTGCTTCGCGCGGGTCGCCGCCGCCGCAACCGCCGCCTGCCACTCGTCGGGCTGGGTCGGCTTCTTCGCACGGTTGGGGCGCACCGTTTCGCAATCTCCTGCGGGATCGTTCGAGTCACCATCGGACTCGCGGCAGTCTCCCGCAAGGTGGTGCTTCTTCGCCGACTTGTCGCCCTTGCCGCCGTTGCGGGTGAGGACTTCGTAGATCTGCTCTGCCGACATTCCCGCGAAGCTGTCGTCGATGAGGACTCCATCGGGCAGAGCATCCGAACGGGAGAAGCTGTCGCGGAGCATGAGGTTGATGGCGTAGTCGTGCGCCGCGTTCCATGTCATAGGGTCGCGGCTGCCACGCCGTCCAAAGCAGTTGAACGCGGGGTGCATCACCTCATGGGCGAGGACGAAGGTGAACTGGATGTCGGACAGATCCTTCACGAAGTCGGGATTGAAGGTGATGCGCCCCCTGTCGTCCACGCAGGCCGTGGGGATCTCGCGCCCGATGCGGATGTCGAACGACTCCGCAAGGAGGGCGAAGAACGGGAACTGTCGGTACATGCCGAAGGTGATGCCGGCAAGACGCTCACGGAAGGCTGCGTCGTTGGCGATCTGCTCGGGAGTCTTGTCGATGGTGGTGCTCATGTCTATGGACTCCGGATTCCTGCGCGCCGGTGTGGAAAAGGGGCAGCCCGCCCCAGGATTCCGGTGGGGGCGGGCTGCCTACCAAGAGGTCTGTCACTCTCCGCTCTTGTATTTCGCCCCGTACTTCTCGAGCAGGGCGTAGTGCTTCTTCGCCCACGCCTGACCGCTCTTGGAGCGGATCACCTTGCGGGTGAGGTCGTTCTGCTCCTTCGCGTACAGGACATTCACGAAGTAGAGGCAGGCGATCTCGGGCGGGAGGCTCGACACGATCTCGCCGCAACGCTCGATCATCTCGTCGCTGCGCTTGCTGCCCTCCTTCGGACGGATGAGGCGGCTTGCGAGAGCCATCGCCACGGCGTAGGACACCGAGATGCGCTTCGCGCTGTGGTCGAAGGTCGCCTTGCCAGCGATGAGTTCGTCGATGTCGGGCATGTCGGCGATCTCCTCCTGGAAGGCGGAGAAGGCGACCGCGCTGCCGCGGCCGACGAGTTGCGTGTACGACTCGACATCGTTGATGCCCGCCTTGATGAACTGCGACACACGCGACCACGCACGGGGAGAGGCGAAGTTCGAGTGCTCGTCGGCAGGCTCCGACATCAGGTGTTCGCCCGAGAAGTTGAGGAACGCCACGACATCATCGCTGACCTCGTTCTTGACCGCCCAGCGCGTCCATGCCTCCACGGTCGGGTGGTACTCGACGATGGCGAAGCGGTTGCGGAGCGGCGCGGACATCGGGTTGACATGCGCCTTGTGCGAAGCCTTGTTGCCGCACGCGACGATGTACCAGCCGTCGCCGAGCTTGTGGGGGCCGCAGCGGCGGTCGAGGATGATCTGGAGGGCGGCGTTCTGCACCGCGATGGGGGCGGTGTTGAGCTCATCGAACACGATGATGCCCTTGCCCTCGGCGGGGATGAACTCGGGACGCGCCCACTCGACCTCGCTGCCGTCTTTGCCCTTCGTGACCGTCGGCAGGCCGCGCAGGTCAACGGGGTCGAGCATCGACAGGCGCACGTCGATCACGCGGTCGCCGCCTGCGGCCTGCTGCACCTGCTCCGACTTGCCGACGCCCGGAGGGCCGAACACGAAGGTCGGGATGCCCGTGACGCGGTTGCGCTTGATGGTGGCGACCAGATCCGTGCTGCGTGCGCCGGTGTTCTTGACGGTGTTGTTGCTGTTCTTGTTCGTCATGGCTGCCTCTTGGTAGTTCCTTCTGCCCTCTGCGGGCTACTTGCCATTGTCCTGGAAATCCTGCGCGCCGGTCTTCTGCATCCCGCCCTCGAGCTGCGCCCAGCGTCGCATCACGAGGTCGCCGTCGTTGCGGCTGTCGAAGTTCTTGACGCCGTGGGACACCCATTTCCACGACGCCCCGAAAGATTCTTTGAAAGAAATCAGGGAAGGCAGATAATCGTCCCTCGGAGGACACTGGTTCGCCACCCCGCGAACCTGGCTCACCGTCGGGACGGACACCGGACCGCCGTATGACGAGCGGGTCAGGGCGACCTCGATGTCAACGACGGGGGTGTTGGTCGGGATGTGGGTCATCGAGTAGACCTCGATCTCGCCCCTCCTCATCCGCCGGCAGTAGTCCGCCTGGCAGACGGCGAGGCAATGGCTCATGTCCCACCCCTCGCGGCGCACCCACTCCTCGTCGGAAGGGAGCGGGTAGAACAGGTAGTCGCCGATGACGGCGGATGCAAGCTTCATCTTCTCCTCGATGGTCACGACCCTGGGGGCCTGCGACCTGGTGGAGGAGCGGAAGACATGTGTGTCCGTGTTGAAGTCTTCGTGGTTGGTGGTCATCACCATTGTCCTCCGGATTCTGCGCGCCGGTGGCTGCTACCTGCGCTTCACCCAGCCGGCCTTGCGATCCGGAATCTCGATCAGGATGGAGAGTGGGCTTGTCCACTCGAAGACGAAGTCGTCGAAGAGCGGCGGTCCCTTCATGTCCCCGGAGCGGAGCAACTTCCACGGGCGGCACGCCTGGAGGCTGAACTTCCTCCGTATCTCCGCCTCCATCTGGCGGGCGACAGGGATGTCTGGAATGTGACGCCCGGACATCATCAGGGAGCAGTTGTCCCAGTCGGACGCTCGCTTCCCCATGCCGTCGGTGGTCAGGCGCAGGATCCTGCACGGGGCTGGCCAGCACCTGATCGGATAACCGGGTGACCGCTCCCTCTCCTGGGGGTATGGCATGAGGTCGAGGATGAGGAGTGTCTCTCCGTCGTCAAGCAGTCGGTACCCGCAGTTCGTCGAGATGGAGAATCCCATCCTGCGGAGATCCCTCTCGAAGCCGACCCGCCGACGCTCGATTCTGGAGAGAACATGGGGAGGATGGATGATTTCGTTGTTCATGGACATGCCTGGGATCGTACCATTGTCGGTCAGGGACAGGTGTCCGAGCGGTTGAAGGAGCAGCATTGGAAATGCTGTGTAGGAGCAATCCTACCGTGGGTTCGAATCCCACCCTGTCCGTTCCCTGGATGGGTGGCCGAGTGGTCTAAGGCACCGGTTTACTAAACCGACGGAGCCAGTCTCCCGTGGGTTCGAATCCCACCCCATCCGCTTCACCCGTCTGCGTCGATGATGTCTGCAATGCGCATCACCTCGCGGCAGATATCGACACCGCCCATCTCTCCGCGCAGGTTGTGCATCTCCGCCGCCATGCCGAAGCCCGTGCGGAGCATCTGCGCCAACTCCGTGTTGCGGAAGGTGAGGTCGAAAGTCGTGCCGTCCTCCCTGCGGAATGTCGCCCACAGGAAACCCCTGTGGTAGTCGGCCTTCACCAGCCGGTAGTCGGAAGCCTTCTTGTCGGTGATGACTTTCATGTCAGTTCGGTCCTCACCATCTTGGCCTTGGGAAGGTTGCGGGCGATGTAGCGGGAGATGTTCCTCGCCTGGACAGCCGTGCAGACGAATCCCACGTCGTAGCTGCCGTTGAGGAGGAAGATTCCAGAACCCGCGAACAGTTTCGGATACATGTCCGACAGCGTGTTGGTCATGTCCCGGTAGTTGCCCTTGCGGAAGTAAAAACCGTAGTGATACTTGCGAGGCTTCTTCATGGATACTTCTCCAGCAGCCAGTAGTAGCCGTGCCAGAACAGGCGGGGCTGCATCCAGCCGGGCACGGTGCCTATCCACCACGACATGATGGGTTCGATGAGGTCGGTGGGTCGGCGTCTGTCCATATGGATGGACGGCGCATTTCTGCGCGCCGGTATCTCTTGGAAGCGCTCCCGACAGGATTCGAACCTGTGACCTCAGCTTTAGGAAAGCCGTGCTCTATCCAGCTGAGCTACGGGAGCATGCGCCCAATCCTACGACCCCTGAATCTGTAACAGCCCGATTTCAGTTCTTCTTGAGCCGGCGGCGGCGGAGAAACACTCGGCCGCGGCAGCCAAGCACTTGAGCGTGACCTCTTCCGACCTGGATTCGTCGGCTCTGCGGATCATTTCCACCCCCATCTTCCACGCCGGTGCCCTGGAAGGGTCTGCGTCGGCGGCGATGCTGGCCTCGGTCATCAGGCGGATGAGACCACCGATGGAGTTGTGGGGTTCTCCTTGCAAATCATCTCTCCTGTTTTCACGCAGATTTCCAGGGCATATGCCCCGCCTGCGGCGTCCAAGTGTACGAGCGGTGCGCCGAAGATCGGTGCGCCGTCCGGGGCGGTGAGGAATGTCGCCGCCTGGTAGGGATTGTACCTCACCCTCGTGCGTGGGGCAAACTCCCCACCTCCAGGAGGGGCGGAAACAACCCCCACGACCCCTGCATGGACGTTCTTGGACCTCTCGCGGATGACACGCTGGCGACCGGCTTCGGAAACACGGAACAGTGCGTCCGATATAAAGACCTCGTCAAGGTGCGCCAGCACCCTGCCCGTCTTCAGTGACTTGACCGACCAGCAACCCTTGTGGAGGTTGCGGTACGCCATGACTCTGGTCCCGACGGGTGCAGTGCGTGAGATGTCTCTCATATCCCTTGTCCTCCCATTCCTGCGCGCCGGTGCTACAGCTTGAGCAGTCCCTGAAGCCCGCGCATCCTCGGGTGCTTGCGGAGCGATCCAGGTAGCCACGGGATGATCTCTGGATCGTTCGAGGCTGCCTCCACCATCATCTGTACCCACTCCTCGTCCTTCGCGCCTGCAACCGCCAGGTTGTAGTTCACCGTCTTCAGGCCATCTTCCATGCCAGCGCCAGGAATGTTCGGCGGGCGGGTCGCGGCACGGTGCGTGTTCGGTGCCAGGTGGGCAACCATGATTTCCTCGCCCTGCGGATGCGCTTCAGTGGGCTTCCTCCGCAAATGTGAACGGAAGGCACGCCTTGAGCCACGCATGACGGTCCTCCCGCCCCTGTCCGTCTCCGGGGAGTCGCGGATGCATTCAATGTCCTCGACAGTGGTGCCTGGCATGGGGAGCACCATGCCTCCGTCGCGTGAGTTCTTCGATGGGAAGTCCCCAACGGTGTCCGTCAGTTGCATCGCCATTCCGGAAGTGGTCACGCCGACGATGCAGACGATGTCGCCATCCCCCTCCTTCACGGAGATGAGACGGCTCCATCGCCAGCTTTCATCGATGCACTTGAGGAGGTTGCTCCCCTCCATGTGCAGGCTGCCATCCTCGAGCAGAGCAACCATGTTGTGCGCATTGTCGCACCTGATGTCGATGATGGGGGTCCGGCTGTCGAACCAGATGTAGTTCTCCCTGTCCTTGACGACCTTGTGGAACCCTCCCTCTCCAACGATGCCGCGCAGCATCGCGTGGCGCACGCCCCTCTTCTCGTACCAGCTGGCTATCGGCATGGCGGGGCGTCCGAGGTGGTTCGGTGTCTTCTGGTTCCCCGACCAGCACTGGTCGAGACACCAGTAGATCGCCGAACCGTCGGACAGCAGTGCGCTGTAGTAGCCGTCCTGGGCACTGGTTCTATCCTGTGCGCCAATGTCCCGATACTTCACGCCGCTGGGCAGCGGCGGCGGGAAGGGCGTCGAGTAGTGCATTCCGCGAGCAGAGCCGCAGTGCCTTGCAGTGCCGTCCGACATGAGGATGGCAGCAGACTGTGCGTTCGGCCTGCTGACGATCTTCACGACCGATACGCGTTCGTCTGCCGAAAAAATGGTAGCCATATGGATAGTGACCCAAATTCCTGCGCGCCGGTATCGTCGGACGACTGGGCCGACGCCTGCGGGCGCATGTGCACTGTAGACGGATTCGACATCACCGGCAAGGCGATACTCATCGCAGTGCGCAAGCCCAGCGACATCCCCGAGTGCGGCGAGTATGCGAAGTCCGTCGCGCAGGCGTGCAACCACCTGGCGAACTTCTCCGCACGGCACCCGAGGATCATCGGCCCGAAGGAACTGCTCGAGCTCTGCATCGCGGTGAACGACAGGATCGTCGCGGGCGCCGTGGAGTCGAAGATGCTGAACGAGGGACGCGAGGGTCGGAGGGCCATGAAAGATGCTCCACCCGAACGCCCATCGCCATTCAGTGCCCGAGATGCCTGGGAGATGTTTGTCGACCACTCCGCGCGCCTGACCAGGATCGCCGCAGACCTGAAGCCATCGGCAGGAACCGGGTACCTCCCGATGGCGAATGCCCACAGGGCCGGCGGATTCGCATACACCTTCCCCCTCGACATGGCGACAGTATGTCCATTCGGTGCGCTGAATGGGATGACGGGCAGAATGGTTGCCGAAGCCATACGCCTGCGCCTCCGTCTCCCATTCTTTGGATTCCAGATGAACAAGAGCCAGTGGAATCAAGAACTTTCAAAGCAGCAGGAGCGGGGGCAGCATTTCTCGGAACTTTCCGTGATTCCCGTCGCAGAGCTGTACGGCAACGTCGTATAGTTTCAGCGAAACCGACGCCCCCCAGGGAGGGCGGGGGTTGCAGGAACGAAGGGTCGCCCCGCACCGCACCCTCCACCACCCTGCAGCCGTCAGGGCCCAGGTCCTGAAGAGAAAACCGCGAGGAACTCCCCGCCTTCCTTTTTTTTGAAATACATTCCGGATGGGGCTTGACCGGCGCGCAGGGTGCAGTATACATTGTTGTCAATACGCCTCTCGACCCGACAGCAATGTAGCCGACGGTCGCCTGGCAAGACCCTTTTAGTAGGAGGTTGCTCGCATGAGCAACGCCAACTCGTACAGGCCGTTCAACGCGGCCGCGGCAGATGCACCAGCCGTCGTCTCGGTGCTTGCGAACAAGTTGCTGGCGAAGAAGGAGTGCCTCGACGGGCACGAGCGCTTCGGCGATGTCGAGGCCGCAGTCCTCGGTGCGGTGGAGAGCCGCGGCGACTTCAACATCCTGATCTACGCGGAAGGCTCCGCGCAGGTCGACGTCGGTTCCGCCGAGCGTGCGAACATGCCGGTGGCGGCAGTGCTCGCGGAAGCCGTGATCGCGGAGTTCGCGAAGCTGCCGAAGGGCGCGCAGGCGCGCATCCTCGAACGCTTCACGGCAGGATGCGCCGCAGTGCGTGCCGCAGACGCGGCGGATGCGACGGTGCCCGTCAAGAGCAACGACAAGCTCATCTCCCTTGCGGAGACGGTTGCTCCGGAGATCGCGGCGCTGACGAAGGACAAGCTGAAGCCCCGCCAGAAGGCTCCCGCCGTCCGCACCGCTGGCACGGCGTACATCCTGTCCGCAGAGCTCTGCGGCGTGCGCGTCGATGATGCGGTCAGTCCCGGAAACCAGGTTCTCGGCACGGTGGCCGACCTGGTGGCGGGCGACCGCGAGGTTGCGAAGGAGCTCAATGTCTCCGTCGCCACCGCCCGCAAGATCGCCCGCCAGGTGAAGGCCGCCCGCACGGCTTCCGGCGGGTGAAATAGAAAAAGTTGCAGGGGGTGGAGAAATATTTGTGCTCCACCCCTTGCAACCCAGGAAACAGTCACTATACTTCAAGCCAGATCAGTGCTCCGACCGTGTTCGGAGCCGCACCTAACCAGAAAGTTTGATAAGACCATGAAGACTCTCAACAATGTCAGCCTGACCGACGCCTTCCGCTTCGCCGCCAACATCTCCGGCCGCCAGACGAGCGACCTGACCCTCGGCGATGTCGCCGACACCTTCAACAGCATCTCCACGATGGTCAACGCGGTGCTCCTGAACGGTGCTCCGAAGTCGACCACCTCCACGACCGCCGCCACCCCCGCCACCCCGGCGAAGCGCCGTGGCCGTCCCGCCGGCGTGAAGAAGGCCGCCCCGACGCCCGCGAAGGCGCCGAAGGCCGAGAAGGCTCCGAAGGCGGAGAAGTCGGTCAGCAAGAACAAGAACGGCGGCGACCGCGCGCCCCGCGGTCAGCGCCAGCAGATCGTGAAGGACGTCGTCGCGGAGGCGGGCGGCACGATGGCGTTCGCCGCCGTGGCGAAGGGGGTCATCGACCGCGAGGGCGCGACCGACGACGCGGCGAAGATCCTCCACAACTCGGTCTACGCGCTGCTCAACAAGATGATCGAGAAGGGCGAGGCCACCCTCGCCTCGGATGACCCGAAGACCATCCGCATCAAGCCGTCGGGCAAGAAGCCCGCCGCCGAGAGCGGAGAGGTCGAGATCGAGATCGAGGCCTGATCTCCGATTCAGGTGACGAACGACAGGGGCAGCCATCAGGCTGCCCCTGTTCTATTTGTCCTTCAGGTTTTCGCAGCACGCGCCGATGGCGCAGGCTGCTATTGCGATTGCCGGCATGGCCGAGTAGAAGAACTGAGCGATATTCTCCAGCATCACTTTCCTCCCGCGGATCGCCATCCGCCACCGTGCTTGTTGTACCACTGGACCGCGTACCCGTTCGCATATGCCGACGGGTAGACCTTGAACTTCTTCTTCGCCGCTGCCTTCGCCCTTGACCACAACTTCGGGTTGGTGGGCTTGTTCTTCCCGGACCGCTTGCCTGCGGTCTTCGTCTCGGGGTCGAAGGCGGGCATCATCCGTCCACCCTCCTGACCCTCGAGACTTGTCGTCATGTTGGAATTCTCGCCGTCAAAAGACCCCTGCATGGCGGATCCGTCCTGGCCATCGAAGCCGGTCTGCATCTGTCCCGTCGGCTCGACGTCGACCTCGATGCTCTCGCCGGGTTGCATGCTGCTGAGGAAGCTGTGCACCTCCGACACGTCGTCGTGCGCAGTGGCAGCATGGTCAAGAACCCATGCATGCTCGTCCGGCAATCCGTCGGCCATCTCGGCTGCACGGGCCGCCATCTCCGCGGTCTCCTTCAGCTTCTGCTTCGCCATCTCCCCCGCGGCTCCCGCGGACTTTTCCATGGCGGACCTGAGGACGTTCCAGTCGATGAGAGACGGTGCTTTCTTCATGCCGGTTTTTTCAACCGGCGCGCAGGAAGCACCTTCCGCCATGGTGCGTATAGTTCTCCCATGCAGAACGAACCCATCGACGACATGACAAGACTCGAGAGGATTCGCGGACGGATAGACCTTTTCCGCGAAAGCGCTACGGTCGGCCCCAAGGGGACCGTGCTTGACGATATGATCTGGATGGAGTCGGCCCTCCGCCGCCTCCTGAAGGCAGAAAATGCACAGGCGAAGTTCACCTGGTGCGGAATCGTCAACAAGGCCAACAACATGAACGGCCTCAACCAGATCGGAGAGAAGTTCTTCGAGAAGGGTTTCGAGTGGCGCAGTCCCGACGACGACGAGAAGGACGGACGGGGCAAGCTCAAGTAAGACCACAAGGGGGCGAACTAGATTCGACCGGCAACAAGAGAGACATGATGCGTGCAGGGGCTGGTGGGCAGCCCTAAAAAAGCCGACCAAAACACAAACGCCAACGACTACCCGATGGCAATGGCTGCCTGAGCAGCCACAGGTTCGAATGAGTTCTCCGATCTGAGAACCTGACAAAACTGGAGATGCTCCCCACGAGTGACGCGCCGAGCGAAGTGGGGTCAAGACAGTCGGGGCTCCCGAAGGCTCACCCGCCCGAGAGGTGACCGGAGGCAGAACGATCTCGGGAGACGCACGTGGTGTCAGGTCCGCTCGGTTGTTCGACACGGGGGTGCAAATCCCCCCGCCTCCACTCCATTCGCATGGCGCCGCCCTCGAGAAATCGGGGGCGGTTGCTTTTGGGGAGCGTAGAGTTGTGGAGCGCGGACGTAGCTCAACAGTAGAGTCTCTGCCTTCCAAGCAGATGGTTGCGAGTGCAAGTCTCGTCGTCCGCTTCCAGCCTTCGTTTTTATCTCAACACAACCAATGCAGTGCAACACAGAGAGCATCGGTCATGTTCACATTGACAAGGAAAGCAGCGCGACCGCCCCACATGGCAGGGCACATGGGGGATGTGGCCATGTGGACCACAGAAACAGCAGAAGGCGCCCGGCGCGTCCACATCAGGTGCCCCCACTGCGACAGGGTCCAGACCATGTCGCGGTCGACCCTGAAGGTGCGCTTCAGGTGGATGAGGGACGCCTACAGGTGGATGCGCGCCGGACGGAGGCTGTTCCGGTGAGCACGAAGATCACGGTTGCACATGCACGCGATCCCGTCGATTTCCACCTGTACCAGGAGTGCGGCGACGATGGGAATCTCCACCTGGAGATAAATTCCGGCGGCAACACCTTCAGGTTCGTCTTCCCCACCGGGGTCGCCTTCGGTGCTGCAAGGAAGATCAGTGCGTTGGAGAAGACCCATGCGCGGATCGCCGGCCAGACGGATGCCGAGATCGCCGAGACTGCAAACTCCGAGGTCGACGCCCGCATCGAGAATGCGCACGACCCGCTCACCCAGCTGATGGGAATCCTCACCTACGGTTCAGTGCATGACCCGAGGGAGGATCAGGTGAGCAGCGGGATCGAGGAGATGACACGGGAACGAGACCGGTGCGTCGAGATTCTCCAGCTTGCAGAAGATGTGGAGATGGGGAGGGTATAGCCGTGCTCCACATCCCCGGTTCGGTGCTACCCGTCCGCGAGGAGGTGCTGTCCAG